AGTAATAGTCTACCTCACGAGCAATGTCATCAGTATCAAACTCATTAGCTATATCTCTAGCACTAATAGGAATACTACCGTAATCTAACTCACGAGATAGTTCTCTGTAATCTATACAAGGCATTATGTCATTAGACCAGTCTTTGTTGTATAGGTCGTGGGATACATTGTCTAGCTTGTTAACTACATAGTCTAAGCCTAACCATTTTAGGATTGCACTTTTGATTTTGTCCATGATGTTTGTTTTTGTTTTCATAATTTAATTGAATTAAAAAGCCCCACCTCATAAGAGGCAGGGCAGGGTTGATAAATATTTAAGTTAATAATTAAGATAAGATACCTTCAGTGTTCGCATCAACGAACTTCATAATCTCATTGTAAGCGGTGTTACTTAGCTTGAACCCACCACCATTCATGAGGTAGTTATTCTTAGCATCTTCAGTCTGGAAGTTCTGCTCATGATTAGTGTAACGAGTTACCGCATTGAACAGAGACCACATAGTCTTACCATGAGTATTAATCTCAGTGACTAGGTTGTTACTAAAGGTCTCCACTTGGTTACGCTTCCTAGTACTGATGTCATCTTGATTAGCATCAAGACCAATACTAAACATAGCTCTCACCGTCTTATCCACCGCCTCATCTCTAATGTCAGTAGCTTGCATAGCTTTGAATGTCTCAATCAAACGCATCTCATTAGCTAAGGTCATCTTGATTTGCTTGACATTGTCTTGGATATTAGAGTCAGCATTGATAGTATGTCGGTATCTATTAGAACCTTTACTAGCAGCATGGAATGTATTACTACAAGCAATCACCATATTAGAGTAGCCTAATGTAATAGCACTAGTACCATCATGGCTGTTAGTAGTAGTAAGCCAACGCTTAATACCGCTATTACCTACAACATCCTCTGGTAACTTAGCTTGTAAGTAAACCTTCTTACCATCACCAAGAGTACCGCCTCTATTAATATCAAGACCTACCTCATTAGTAATGTCAACCATGTTAGATACAAGGTTATGATTCTGATAAGGCTCATAACGATTACCAACAGTACCTAACCATTTGTCATTATCATTACGGAACATGCCGTAAGACTCAGTAGTTAAACCATCAACTGATACAAGTTCTTTCTTGTTAACAGTCCAATTCAATCCAGTTGCTTCCAATACTTGAAAGACTTTTTCCTGCTTTGTCATAATAGTAGTTTTACAGGGTTAATAAATATTATTTGATTTGTTGTGGGGCGATTGCCGACCAACTCCATTCAAGGTACGGCAAACTTTCTTCGCTTTTTACATTGAAGTAAATTTTATTTGTGCGAAGCACAAATGAAAATTTACCTCAATGTAGATTCAGTTTCTACCAGCTCGCTCGGTATTGTATCCAAGCTCTATTGTTTAGTGGTGTAGTATATTCTTCTAACTCTTCTACCAACTCTTTAAGTATCTTATAGGTATTAGTTACTTGAGTAAAGTAGAACTCATCATAGTCATAGCCACCAAAGAAGAAGCCTCTGCTGGTAGGTAGTAGCTCTTCAGCCTTACTATTGTCAGTCATAACCTCATAGCAGACATCCATTAGTTGCTTAAGTTCTGGTAAGCTAACTGTATATTCATCACCATCATCTTCACCGCCTTGTACATTCTTTACAAACCATTGGTGTATTTGATTAGCCTTCCGCCAATACATTAGTTGCTCAGTAATATACTGAACCCTTTCACCCTTAATATGCTTTGCATCAGCACCTTTAACAGTTACATAATTCTTCTCGGACTCTTTCATATAGTCCCAGTTCTGTACATAAGTACGTTTAGTTAGATACATATCTAATCCCATAACTCTATTTATTATTTATTAATTCTAGTTTATACTCATCAAGCATCTGAATAAGTTGCTCATACACCTTATCCTTCCTGCCCTTAACACCAAAGTATTCTTTGACAACGCCAAATTTCCAACCTCTATAAGGTTTAATACCCTTAGTAAAGAGACCTACATCTCTTATACTAATTACTAAGTTCCAATACGCTCTACTCATAGGGCGTGAACCATTCTTGTCAGCGTAAGTAAACATTACACTCTTGTCTCTTTCAAATCCAGTCATATTACCAGTCTAATAGGTTATCAAATAGTTTATCCATATCCTTAGCAAACCCTTCCTTTACAGCAGGGTTAATCGCCTTAGCCTTCTTAGACTTAGGCTTCTCATCTACTGGTATAGTATACACTACACCATAGTTCTTATGGTCTTCAACCACAATCTTGTGCTTAGCCTTGTTATCTTTCTCAGCATCTTCACGACACTGAGAGTTGATAATCTTAGACCAGTCAGCAATGTACCCTTTACTAAAAGGCACACCAGTCATTCCGTTAATCTTTCTTTTACTCATAGTTATTTAATTAATTGATTACAATTCTAATTCCTCGTACTTTAAGGCTCTAAAGTGGCTGTATATCTCAGTGTAGTAGCCATTAAAGTAGTCAGCATTATGCTCACCTCTATACTTAACCTTGAAGTATATACTATGCTGAGAGCTTTTAAATATAAACTCAACACCGCCAAATTGATTGTCTTCACAACCTTGATATTGAACCCACTGAGCTACCTTACTTCTCAACAACCTAATGTTGTGAAGAAAGTCTAACTCAATCTCTCTGATGTAAAGACCATCAGCTGTATTTTTATTCATTACACTCATACTACTTATTGTTTTTTAGGTGGTTAATTTCTAATTGCAGGTCTCTGATTATATCACTATTAATAGCATCAACCTCTTTGTTTTGCTTTATCAAATCTTGATACCGCTTCTCAGTTAGGCTTAGCTTATCTTCCAGTTCACCAACAACCTTAATCCTATACTGGTTAGCATCAACTACCTTAGACTTAACATCAGCCAACTCACCTTCCAGTTCACTAACAAGGTCAGCCTCATTTAAGTAGTCAGACCTAAACCTATCAACAGCATCACTTAGACCTTTAATCTTAGCCTTGTAATCTTTCTCTTTAGCCCACCAGTTACTCTCTTTATCACGATACTCTAAAGCCTCTTCTTTCCAGTGGTCTTTCTCAATAGTCATCTGCTTTAGTTCTTCTTTAGCAGACATAGCATCTTCAAAATGCTTGTCATGAAAATCACCAAGCCTATCCATTACAGACTTGTCATCTTCAGCCTTTCTTGTTAGGCTTTCAATTTGCTCATTAGCCTTAGCTACTTCCTTCACTAAGAACTCAATCGTCTTCAAATAACTCATTACTTTTCTTGTTTTTGAGTGTTAATAATAGTTAGCAACCCTAAGTTGGCTAACACTAGCATTCCGAGAAACAATACCGCTTCCATAGTTAATTAAATTTATAGCCCTAAATGGACTGGTTATATACAGCAAAAGCCCCTATGAACTTAATCATAGAGGCTTAGCCTTTACCCGATGTACTCTACACCAGCTCTTTTCATCTCTTTAGCTATTACAACACTTAAGTCTGCTAAGATATCTGCAAGTTTATCATTAACCGCCTCATCTTTTGATTCAATTAACATCTTAACCACCTTGTTTTGAATAGCGTCCAAGCTATTTAAAGTTTCCATAAAATATAAATTATAGCCCTAAACGGACTGGTTACAACGACAAAAAGCCCCACCACAAAGTGGTGAGGCTCAGTAAGAATTAGCAAGCTAAGTTTACTTGATAGCTCTAAGGATTTCAATAGAGGCTTCTAAGTTAGCTATTACAGCCTTAACTCTAAGAGCATTGTTAGTTCTACCATTCTTAGAAACAGCAGGCTGAACTACCTTCGGTAGTTTAGGAGCAGGGGCAGAAGCCGTAGGCTTCTGAGTAGTGGTTGAACCAAACTTGTTCTCTATGCTTTTAGCATACTTAGCCAAGAACTCTTTGTGAGCCTCTAGCTGCTTGTCAGTTAGTTCATACCATTTAGCTAAGTTCTTAGCTTTACCAAAGAAGTACCAAGCTTGTTTAGCTGATACAGAGTTCTTAGATTTGTTAACGAAGTAAGTTAACTTGTCTGAGTAGGAATAAGTAGTCTTCATAGTAATAGTTTTTAGAAGATTAATACTTGTGGCTCATTCTGTCGAACCATCGGCAACCAATGTACGGCAAAAATTTTTTACTTTCTCACTTGGATATTAAGTTTATTTTCCCCCTTCGGGGAAAAAGAAACTTGAATATCCTAAGTGGTCTCAAGGCTTCGCCTCGTGGCTGGCTGGTATTTACCCAATGTTGGTTAGTAATCCCAGTATTTCGGTCTTTACCAGTTATTGATATACCTATCCCTAAAGCCCACCCCACCACCTAAAGGTGGTAAATCCAGAAAAAGCCAAAAGTTTTACTCTGCTTTGCAGAGTAAAGAGGGGGATAGGGTTTAGAATCGACTTTGGTTTTAACTCTGAACCGTGCGTATATATATATAATCCCCTAACCAAATATTACTCATAAAACCTTGTAAATCAAAACCATACGATTTTACACTTAAAGTGATACTTTAACTGCGGGCATATATAAGGATGATTTGAGGCGGTAGAAAGACCGCTTCTTGCGGAATAGATATAGTGCGCCTATGTTGTCAATCTGTAAAGAGTGTAAGTGAGCGGTGGGGCTTTTGAGTAGCCCACCGTGCTTAGTAAGTTTTGGTATGCTTTTGACTAATCTTGACGAGATTAGTTATTTGTATTAAGATATAGCGAAGTTACAACTTTTTTTTGAGAAAGTCAAGACTTAAAGTAATACTTTAACTAGAGGCGGTATACTATTATTCTTATCTTTGTAGTTAAATATTTAATTATGAAGTTCTTAGAGATTTTTAAAGACACAAACGACTGGAATGAAAAAACTGTTATAGGGTTTATGTCATTTGCAGTTATGGTATTAGTAATGTTAGCAGATGTAATTACTGGGGCATTCGGTACAGACTTACCGATTAATGAATTTACTTACAATTCTTTTGTAGTGGTTACTTTGGGGAGTTTTGGGATTGCTGGGTTAGAGAAGTTTGCTAAGAGAGGTGAGTAATGGAATTAGAAGTATTACGATTTAGCAGTCAAAAAGATTCAACCAATGGATTATTATTCGATGTCACAGACGGGCGTAAATTCTTATGTTACACCCTTGAAGACGAGCACAGGGAAGAAAAAGAATACGGTGAAACTAGAATTCCTGCAGGAACATATCGGATTACTCTCAGGAAGGTTGGAGGATTTCACGGTAGATATTTAAAGAAGTATGGGGAGATGCACAAGGGAATGCTATGGGTACGTGAAGTTCCTAACTTTGAGTACATTCTTATCCACACTGGCAATACTGATGAGCATACCGCTGGGTGCTTACTTCTTGGTAATACTCAACAAGCGAATTTTGGTTCAAGTAATGGATTCGTTGGTTCATCTGTTGATGCGTATAAGAGAGTTTATCCTCCGATTGCTGAGGCTCTTGAGAAAGGGGAGGAAGTGAAAATTACATATATAGATTTTGATTGTTAATATGAAATGGCTGGTAAAGTTAATTCTAGTAAGCTCATTAATGAGTTGCAGCGCACAATGGCACTTAAAGAGAGCGGTGCGGAAAGACCCTACAATAATGGAAAAAGACACGCTGGTTGTAGTGGACACGGTTGTCAGCCCACCTGTGGCTATCACGGATACTGTGACTTTGAAGCAACACGACACTATAACAGTAGTGAAGGACAGACTCAAGGTACAGTTAGTAAAGGTGAACGACACCATTACTATAAACGCAGTATGCGACTCGGATACGATTATTAGCGTTGTAGAAGTACCGTATGAAAAGATAGTCTACGTGGAGAAGGAGACCGCCTTAGATAAGGTTAAGCCAGCTTTGTATATTCTATTAATCATTACCTTTGTATCTGTAATAAGCAGATTTTCAAGACGTTAGTGGGTAAGACAGCTAAATACTACGCCAAAAACAAAAAGGCTCGTGATAAAAAGAAGAAGTACGACAAAGAGTATCACTCTTCTGAAGAGCGTAAGAAGTATCGTGCCTTCTTAAACAAGATGCGTAGGAAAGCAAAAAAAGCTGGTAAAAAAGTAGACGGTAAAGACTACGACCACGATGAAAAGAAATTCATAAGTGCTAAACGAAATAGAGCAAAAAAGAAAAAGTAATGGGGGACGGTAAGAAACTTACAGCAGCAGAAAAGAAAGCCTTAAAAGAAAAAGTAAGAAAGCTTTTAGGGGCTGGTACTAAGGAAACGAAATTTTTAAAGGAAAAAGCAAGTAAGCTTTACACGGAGAAAAAATCACAGCAAACTGACACCAATATGTTTGGTGGTGGTGGCTCTATGAAAGCTATGAAAAAGGATGGTAAAATGACCTTTGAGGAAAAAGCTAACATGGGTAATGATGCTGCAAAAGCATTAGCAACAGGTAAAACAAAAGACGGGTTTCCTCTAACTAAAGAAATGCGTAAAAAGCTAGAGAAAATTAAAAAGACAAACCAGAACATTTACTTAATGTCCCCAGCACCGTTTGAAGATGACGGCATGTTTGAAGCTGGTGGAGGCGGTATGATGCCTAAGTATAAGAAAGGTGGTAAGCTGGGTAAGAAAAAAGGGTTAGACTTTAATAAAGACGGTAAGATTACAAAGGCTGACTTCATTATGATGGCTAAAGCTAAAATGAAGAGTAAGAAGTAATGAAAGCTTCTCGCAAAAAAGTAAAAGTAAAAGCTCCCTCTGGATATCATTGGATGTCTGAAGGGGGGCGTTACTTTCTTATGCCGCACAAGGGGAAGTTTGTTCCTCACGCTAAAGCATCTCTAGAAGCAGAGTTTAAAGTTAAGACGGCACATTAATCTGCTCTTCGCCTTCTAGCTTCCTATAGAACCTCTGGACTAACAACCTAGCCTTTTGTGTTAAGGCATACCTAACTCTATACCGCATCTGGCTTTCATCAAATATAGACTCTTCGTATTTAGTTGGGGATAGTTTATCGTAATACTTATAGATATATCCTTTTTTCATTAAAGGGAATATAATTCGCTCTCCAAGCTTTGCTTTGTGGTAAAAATACGCATTAGATACATGGTCTAAAGTAAAAAATTCGTAGTCATATACGAATATCATAAAGTTTAATTCGGATTCTTTAATGTCGTAATTGTTACTTAAGTCTCTGAGAACCAGACGTAAGTATTTAGCATACCCGTTGTTCAACCAAGATTCTTTACGCATCTTAAAATCTCTGAACATACCCTTGCGTGGTCGCTTCTTCATTTTTATTAAATTTGTATATTCAAACAAAGATACTCAAATGGCTAATTTAGAAAATACCAGCGTTAAAAATACTTACAAGGGGTTGCTTACTTTAGAAACAGCAACTGATGGTATAGGGACAAGCGGAACAATACAAACAATACAATCTGGAGACGGGCAAGATACCGCTTTAGGTTTGTCTGACCAGCATGTAAGGATTGAAGGTCAAATGCTATTTGGTTCTTCTAGTTTGCCAGCCGAAGACACAAACGAAAACACAGCTTTATTGGTTGACGGAAGCAACAATGTAGTTAGACGTGAATTAAGTGATTTAGCTTTTTCTGGTAGCGCAGATATTTTTAAGACAATTTCTGTAAGCGGTCAAAACGATGTTGTTGCAAGCGAATCTACAGACACTTTAAATATAGCTGGTACTTCACCGATAGGGGTTCAAACAAACGCTGGCAGTAAAACTATTACCATACTTCCTACTGGAATATTTTTGCCTCCAACAGCTATTATGAGAAGTACTGCTGCGACTATAAGTAACGGTGATGATTATACAATACCTTCCGCTAAAGTAGTTAGCAGCACATTAAACAATCGGTCTCATTTAATAGATTCTCTTTCTGAACTTTCTATAGATGCTACAGCTGGAAAAATAACTGTAGCTAATGGGGGTGTGGTAAGAATAGATGTAAATTTAATAGCCAATGTAACCTCCAGCCAAACAGATATTTATATTGAAGTATATAGAGAAGATTCTAGTGGAACACCTAGTATAATTCATGAAGACGAAATTGCTAGGGTAAATACCGCCCAAGCCATGACCGCAATTGGATTTTCTTTGTTTGATTACGATGCAAATGCTGGCAATAAATATTACTATCAAATAAAAACAGTAAGCGGAAACGCAACCCTGCAATCAGACTCAACATTTACAGTCACTAAACTTACAATAGACTAATATGACTCAACGTCAAGCAGAATGTATTAATGAAATTAAAGAGCTAATACTCAAGATAAATGAGACGGTAAAAAGTCACGGTCTTGAAGACGAGTTTATAGCTTGTCTTGCTGTAGGTTTTTTAGACATGGAGAACACACATGTTGATGAATACGGTGATGACAGAGCCAACATGAGTCTGTTGTCTTCTTTTGCTGTTCAAGATGAAGAAGAGCTAGAAGACTTGCTTTCTTATTGTATAGAAGCTCATAAAATGGAGCAGGAAGAAGATGCTTCTAAAATAGATTACTGGATAAACTTCGGTAAAAGAGACGGAGAAGAAAATTAAACAGACCAACACGGTCTGATAAATTAAATACAAATGATTAGAAAAATAGTTATTGGGCGAGACCCCAAAGATGCTATGGCATACTATGTCGGTATGCGGGCAGGTGCAACCAAAGTAACAGCCATTGTTCAAGACGAGGCTTACCTGCATAAATACTCTTTAACAAGATACCTCATCTACATAGAAAACGAAGAAGGCACGATGCTATGGAAAGCAGTAGACAGCATGCCTTGTATCATTGAGTACGACTTAAAGTTTGAATAGCATGAGACCGTTACGTCAGTTTATAGTAAACATACCTAACAAGTTTAAGGATGAGGTAAAGCTTGGGGACTCTACCCTTAAGCTGGTCAATAAGTTTAACGAGTTTGAACACAGATACAACTACGGTGAGATTGTTGCATGCCCAGCCAACTGCTTTTTAGGTGATTGCACAGGTAGTACTTTATACTTTCATCACCACGTAGTAGTAGAACAGCGTTACGATATAGGAGATGATTTATACTTGGTTAATTATGACCCCGATGGAGGATATGGAAATCACGCCATCGCTATTGAGAACGAAGCTGGTGATATTGCTATGCTTGGGGATTGGTGTTTTGTTGCACCACCCGATGAGCCAGAAGAAGAAACAAGTGACTCTGGCATTATTCTTAGCATCAAAGAAGAACCTAAAGATGAAGGAGAACTTGTTGCTCTCCCAGAAGATTCAGAATGGATTGGAGCGAGCGTTGGTGATGTGGTGGGTTACAGAAAAAATTCGGACTACAAGATGGATTTGTTAAACGGTGATATTGTGTATCGAATGCGAACAACAGAACTAGTGTATGTCAAAGAAGCGTAAATTTACCACAATAGAAGCATCAACAAGACTGCTTTCCTCTATGGAGGTGGCAATCAATAATATGATTGATGAAATAAGAAAGCCTGTAGATGCAGAGCTTTCTGGCTCTCAGCGTAAAGCTGAGTTACAAAGCATTAAACAAACAGCAACAGATGCAAAAGAACTCCTTATTGAATACCAACGACTTGAACAAATGGTCAAAGAAATTAAAGAAACAGGAGGGATTGAAGAAGACAAAGACTACTCTGGAGGGTTCGCAGAGCGATTCTCCAAGTAGTCAAGTCTTCATCTACTGGGATTATTAATACCAGTAAGCGTGGGAGTGTATGGCGGTGATTTCACATTCGTGGTAAGAACAAGATGATTGAACCGCTATACTTTCACTACTAACGCAAGACGTTAGTAAAAGAAACCCAGCTGCTAACAGAATAGTTTTCATAAGCTGGAATGTTAATTTAATGTAAATATATTAAAATAAATCAATATGAAGCGTTTATTAATAATTTTCTCTATGCTCGCTATTGTTTCTTGCGCTGCAAGCAAGCAAGAGTGCAATCGTGAAAAAAAATGTAGGTACGAAGGGGAGCATTACCATATCTACTATTACGAATAATGCGATGGCAGGTCTTAAGAAAGTTGAGGGATACGATGAGTACGTGGTCAATATATGTCCCAACGATTCGGATGGAGAGGTCATCGAAATCGGTGAGGTTCTCATTCAGCTCCCCAAAGCCCCCAAGAAAAAAGAAATCCATAACCACGATAAACCTCGTGAATTGCAAATGTGGAAAAGACTCGATGTGCCAGAGGAGTTGCGTAGGATTCGCTCTATGGATGAGTGGTACGAGATGCCCTCGGAATTTAAAAAGAGGTTTTCTTCGTATATCGAAAAGGAATTTATTCGTAGGCGTGAGGGTTTCTGGTTTTATAATGATGGTGAGCCTACATATATTACTGGGAGACACTACATGATGCTCCAGTGGGAGAAGCTGGACATCGGGTACGGGTATTATTTAGAGTTTCAGAGAAGGCTGTTTGTACACTTCGCTGCGTGTGAGTTAGACCCACGCTCTATGGGTCAGAACTATGTGAAGTGTAGACGTTCTGGGTACACTAACATATCATCAGCAATACTTGTAGACGAAGGTACACAGGTAAAAGAAAAGCTATTAGGAATACAGTCTAAGACAGGTAAGGATGCACAAGAAAACATCTTTATGAAAAAGGTGGTAACGATGTATAAATCACTTCCTTTTTTCTTCAAGCCCATACAGGACGGTACAACCAATCCTCGTATGGAGCTGGCATTTCGTGAACCCTCTAAGCGCATCACCAAAAACAACAAAACATCCAATAAAGGGGAAGCGTTAAATACAGTTATAAATTGGAAAAACACTACGAACAACGCATACGATGGTGAGAAACTTCATTTGCTTTATCTTGACGAGGCAGGCAAGTGGGAGAAGCCCACAGATATTCGTGAAGCTTGGCGTATAGAGAGAACCTGTTTAATTGTGGGTAGAAGAATTGTAGGTAAAGCTTTAGTAGGCTCTACTGTAAACCCAATGGATAAAGGCGGTAGACAATACAAGGAGCTTTGGAGAGATTCAGACCCAAACGATAGAAACGCAAATGGAAGAACAAAAACTGGACTATATAGATTATTTATACCAGCCTACGAAGCTCTCGAAGGTTTCTTTGACGAGTACGGTAACGCAATTGTGGAAGACCCAGAAAAACCAGTTAAAACGATTGATGGGGACTATGTGGATATCGGTGCTAAGACTTATCTCAAAAATGAAAGAGATGCGCTGAAGCATGATGCCAGAGAACTGAACGAACAGATTAGGCAGTTTCCTTTTACTATTGATGAGGCTATGCGTGACAGCATAGAGGGTTCTACTTTTAATATCGGGAGGATATACGAGCAGATAGAACACAATCAAGAATTGTTCCCTAACCCTGTGGTTCGTGGCAACTTTAGCTGGAAAGAAGGTGTTAGCGACAAAGAAGTTGTGTTTAACCCGAACAAAGAAGGTAGGTGGCGTGTAGCTTGGATGCCCAAACCAGAAGACAGAAACAAACACAGAATAATAAACGGTAAAATGCACCCAGCCAATGACCACATAGGCGTGGGTGGTGTCGATAGCTATGACTTGGATTCAACGACAGATAACAGAGGTTCAAAAGGAGCTTGCCATCTTTATAATAAATTCAACATGGCTGCACCAGCAAATATGTTTGTCGCTGAGTATGCCTCTCGTCCACCTTTGGCACGTATCTTTTATGAGGATGTGTTGCTTGCTGCTGTATTTTATGGATACCCATTACTTATTGAAAACAACAAATACGGTATTGTAAGGCACTTTGAAGCAAGGGGATACGAAGAGTATGTAATGAAAAGACCCGACCATCTAAAGTCTCCTAATGCCGCACAAAACACAAAAACTCGTGGTATACCGTCTAACTCTGTAGATGTTATTCAAGCGCATGCCCATGCTATAGAAGCGTACATAGAGGAGCATGTAGGTATAAACCAAGAGACTGGTGAGATGGGCAAAATGTATTTCGACAGAACTCTTGAAGATTGGATTGGATACAAGATAGATAATCGTACCAAATACGATTTAACAATATCAAGCGGTCTTGCTTTATTAGGGGCGCAAAAAACAAAAACCGTTAAAAAACAAGCGCAGTTTAACGACAAGCAATTTTTCCGTAGATACAAGGAAATAAGACGTTGATAGACAGTGCTTTAATTTTGTATCTTTGCAAGGAAGTATTCTGCGAAAGGCTATGTACAATAACAACAATGAACAAGGAAAGTACGGTAACTTTCCAGACCCGTTTGCACACTATGGCAAAAAGTCTACTAAGACTTACGGTCTAAAGTATGCTAAAGCCATTGAAAAACAATGGGGCAACTCTGACGATGAAAGAAGTCTTTTCAGAAGAAGATTAAAAGACTTTGAAACAAATCGTGATTACGCAAACGGAACACAAGATACTTCTATCTACAAACAGATATTAAACTCATTAGACCCTAATAACGGGGACGGTACGTTACTGAACCTTGATTGGTCTCCAGTGCCTATCGTCCCTAAGTTTGTAAAGATTGTTGTAAACAACATCCTCTCTAGAAAACCTTATCCAAACCTTACTGCTATAGACCCTCTTTCTCAGTCTGAAAAAGAAAAAGAAAGAGCTAAAAAATTGTTTCAAGTAGAGAACAAGCAGATGATTGAAGACCTAAATACTTTAGGTGCTGAAATCGGAGTTAAGCCAGAGGATGTACCAGAAACTTCAGAAGAAGCTGAAATCTTTATGGACACCAACATTAAGACTGCTGCTGAAATAGCAGCGCAGGTTGGTACGAATATCACGCTAGAGTGGAACGATTTTGACCAGCGTGTATACCGTAGAGCAGTAAACGATTTAGTAGCCTGTGGTATGGGCGTTATTAAAAGAAACAACGACCCTAACTATGGAATTACAGAAGAATACATCGACCCAGCATTTTTCTTCCATAGCTACACCGAAGACCCTACATTTAGCGACCTCATTTATGCAGGACACGTCAAAAAGATTAGCATTTCTGAACTCAAACGTATCGCTCGTGATGAGTTTAGTGAAGAAGAATATGCTAAGATTGCCCAGAAAGTAAAAAACAAGTATCAGAACAGGGCAGATAAACTAAGCTATAAATACTACGATGAAACTCTAGACCGTACAACTTACGGATACGATGAGTTTATTGTGGAGGTTATGGACTTTGAGTTTCTATCTACAGACGATATGATGTTTGAAGAGAAGAGTTCTAAGTTTGGAAACACAGGATTCTATTATAAAGGGATGGAATATACACCGCCTAAAGAATCTGTATACGACAGAAAGCCTTCAAACATGAGCATTCAAACTGTGTTTGGGGGAAGCTACGTTGTAGGATGTGATTATTTGTTTGGATACGGACAGAAAGCAAATGTCCCTAAAAACGTACACGACTTAACCAAAGCAAGGCTGTCGTACTCTGTGGTTGCTACCAACTTACGAAGAATGATGCCTAAGTCTCTTGTAGGCTCTGTAATTGGTTTTGCCGACCAACTACAGCTTTCGCATTTAAAGCTTCAACAGGCTATCGCTAAAGCCAAACCAGACGGTCTCATCGTAGACATCGAAGGGCTAGAAAACGTACAACTAGGAAAAGGCGGTGAACTACAGCCTTTAGATATTCAAGATATATATGAACAGACAGGTGTATTCTACTACAGGAGTAAGAACCCCGAAGGGGGATTCCAAAATCCGCCAGTACGTTCTTTGGATAACAGCATTCGTAATATCAATGAGCTTATCGGTATCTATAATCATAACCTTCGCCTCATTCGTGATACAACAGGGATAAATGAAGTAATGGATGGTACTTCTCCGAAAGGGGAGCAGTTGGTAGGGGTTAGGCAGCAAGCTATTGCTGCTGGCAACAACGCTATTTACGACATTACCAATTCAGCTATTTACCTGTACAGCAGGGTGTGTGAAGACATCGTGAAGTGTTTACAAATACTTCCTCCTAAATCTGTAATATTTAAAGCTTATGAAAGAGCTATAGGAAAGTCAAACATGAAAGTATTGTCTTCTTTTGGAGATTTACCGATGTACAATTTTGGGGTTAAGGTTCAAACAGAAATGGATGAAACCGAAAAATCTTATTTAGAGCAGAATATTCAAATAGCTTTGTCTCAAAAAGAAATAGACCTAGAGGATGCTATGGCTGTAAGGCAATTAAAAGATGTAGACCAAGCAGAGAGGTTGCTTATCATTAGACGTAAAAAGAGAATGGCTCTAAACCAGCAGATGGCGCAGCAAAATTCTCAAATGCAAGCACAAGTAAATGCTCAAGTTGCACAGGCTACATCTCAAGGCAAGATGCAAGAGATACAGATGCAGTCGCAAGCTAAGATTGCTGAGATTCAAGCCGATGCACAAGCAAAAGCACAACTGCTTCAATTAGAATACCAGCTAAAAGGTCAGATTGAAGGGGCTAAGATTCAAGCCAGCGCAGGTATGAAACAGCAAGACATGGAGTTTAGAAAAGGTTTAGAGTCCGAAAAGGATGACCGCAAAGACGAGCGTGTTAAAAAACAAGCTGTTGAAATGTCTAAAATGATTGAGCAAAGAAAAGGAAATAGAGGCGAATTACAAGACGAAGGCGGCAGTTTAGTTGATATGTTAACGTCTTAATAATTAGTAAATTTGTAAAAAATAAAAAAAATGGCAAAATTTTTTAGAGATAGTGCATTCAATCAACAAAGTTTTGGTGCGGCAGGATTTGACATTATAGCTGGAAGTTCTAGTGTGGTTACAGCCGATGGAGATTGGGTTGCTGTGACTTCAGTTCATGATAACTCAACTAAATGTTCTTTAATCACAGCCACTGGAGATGATTTCAGTGCAGATGGAACATCATCAGGTACAAGAATAAAAATTGCATCTGGACAGGTTATTTATGGTGATTTTACTAGAATTGAAATCGCTGCTAATCAAGGTACTAGCTACCTTCTCGCTTACCGTAGAGCTAAAGGATAATGCTGGGATTAGGAGGAAGTATACTATCATCTAGCATTCCGTTAGCAGCATCACCTGTTCTTGATGAATTTGGTGCGAATTCTCTATTTGGATACTCCCTACGTAAATTAAGTGGTGACCCTACTTTTAATCCTAGTACTGGTGAGGAGCTTTGCATTCGTGTCCGTAGAGACAACGATAATGCAGAGCAAGACATTAGCTTTAGCGGGGGTGTTTTAGATACTGATGCTTTAGAGTTGTTCTGTGAGGGCGGAGCTTCCGCCTATGTAAAGATATGGTACGACCAATTAGCAGGAGCAGCAGGGAGAACAACACACTTCGCTGCGGCTAGTAATACCCAGCAACCGCCTATAGTAGAGAACGGTAGTGTACTGACAGACCCTGTAACGGGTCTTCCTTGCATTAGGTTTAGCGGAGAAAGGTATCTGCAATATACAGAGACTGGAGGCACATACGATGACTCTAGCGGTTGGTCAACAGAGGAGTTCACCTCTTTAACCTCAGATTACAGCGTGTTCTTTATAGGTCAGTCCTACAGAGTTACAGGAAACTCGTATATATTACAGGGAGGTTCTGGTGCTGACAATGTTGTTTTGTTTGACGATTCTGTAAACTATTCTATCGACAGTACCAATACAGCGATTGACTTGTCTGACGATGGGTTTACCAACCTGTACGTTTGGGAGATAGAGAGAGATGCTTCTAACAGGTTAGGATTGTACAAGAACAATACCGACTTGGTAAGCTATTGGGATGCTCCTGTATCGGGTACTTTTGGTATTGAGGATTTAGGAGGAACTGGTGCAGCCAACCGTAGTTTTCATGGGGATGTATTTGAACTATTAGGGTATAGCGCATCACAGGATGAGAGAGACGGATTATTTGCAAACCTTGACGAGTATTACACGATAACAGATTACGCTCATACTCCGACAACATACGCCACACCTTTCGCAGCTCGTGTAGCTGCTGATGGTGGTAGTGTAGAGAGTACGAGTTGTTTGATTACAGATTTAACACCACTAGTTTAAGAAGATATGAGTTTTTACGATGATGCAAGTTTAGTATTCTTACCAAGCGGTGGTGCAGGAAAAGATGGAAAGGCTTATAGTATAAAGCCTGTTCCCGAATACGGTACTGAGTTGGTTACTAATGGTGGTTTTGATACTGATAGCGATTGGACATTTATTGGGAGTGCAAACATCGCAAACGGTGTAGCCAATTTTACAGCAACATCAGAATATATTGTACAAAATAATGCAATTCCCTTATCTGTAAAAACATATAAAATACAATACGAGGTAGTATCTTCAAATAATGGACAATTAAGATTCGCAGGAGGGAGTAGTGCTTTTCCTACAACAACTTTACCAAGTTCAGTTGGTGTTCATACTGTTACTGCTGTATCAAACGGTACAAAAGGGTCACTACAATTTAACTCAAATGGTTTTGTAGGCTCAATAGACAATGTATCAGTTAGAGAAGTAATTGTAGATGGGGACTTCACCTTTTCAAGAGGTTCAAACCTAACGGCTACAAGGGTAGATAGCAACGGACTGATAGAGAAAGGAAGGGAGAACTTGCTATTACAAAGCAATAACTTTGGAGATACCGCTTGGGTTCAATCACAAACATCAAGAAGTAGCGGACAAGAAGGCTATGATGGTAGTAATGACGCTTGGGAAGTTACAAGAGCGAGTGGAGGCTCTTTGGTTTTTCTTCAATCAATATCAACAAGCGGTGTAAATACATTTAGCGTATATGTAAAAGTAAACGCATCCAATGGGTTTGGAATTCGTTTTGGTTCTTCATCTTACGCTTATTTTGACATTAGCGACACAACAAAAAATGCTGCCGCAGCAACAAATAGCATAGTTACTTCTAATCAAACATATATAGGTAATAATTTTTACAGATTAAGTGTAACCGCATCGGGAAGTTTTTCTGAAGTAAGATTAGTGAATTGTACGGCTGACGGAACTTTGGCAGATTCTCTTGGTTTTACTCACATTATCCAAGATGCACAAGTAGAAATCGGTACAATAAGTACGGAATACATTGAATCGGGAGCGAGTACGGGCTTGGCAGGTATTTTAGAGGACTCCCCAAGATTTGACTATAGCGGTGGGGCAAGTTGTCCGAGTCTTTTACTTGAACCGAGTAGGACTAATATATTGGAATTTAGTGAATATTTTGAGGATTCTTTTTATATTAAAGATTCGGGAGTTACCGCAACATCAAATCAAGTTATATCTCCCGAAGGAATAAATAATGGTTCTTTAATATCTGTTCAAAGTAGCGGAAGATTATATGCTAATCACACAAGCGGAACTTATATATCATCAGTTTTTATAAAGGCAGGAACATTTAGCCATTTTAAGATAATAGGTCAAAATGTAGACTTAACGACATCTCCAATATCAGTAGGTTCTTTAGATTTTGAAGATTATGGTAACGGATGGTATAGAATATACGGCAGCTATACGGGTAATAGAGGGTTTCAAGTACAAGCCTATCCCGATAATACTTATTCATCACACACAGATAGCGGTGATTACTATATCTTTGGCGCACAAGTAGAAGCAGGCTCTTACCCAACAAGCTACATACCTAACCATAGTGGCGGCAGCGTTACGAGGGATGCGGATGTTTGTAGTGGTGCAGGTGATTCTTCAACCTTTAACGATAGCGAAGGTGTTTTGTATGCCGAGATAGCGGCTTTAGCAAATGATGGTAATATTAGATATTTGTCTTTAAGTGATGGTGGCTCAAATAATAGAGTGGTTATATTATTTGATTCAGCAGCGGATAGAATTAGAGCAATTGTTTCAAGCGGTGGTGTTAAATATTTTGATGAAAATACTGAATCTTATGATGTTTTAAATTATAATAAAATAGCGGTTCGTTATAAACAAGCTGATTTTAGTTTATGGGTAAATGGAACAAATGTAGCAAGTGTTTCAAGCGGTTCAGCACCTATAGGCTTAAATGAATTGTCTTATAATTTAGGTGGCTCAAATACAATTTTTTCAAAATCAAAACAACTAATAGTCTTTAATACTGCCCTATCCACAACCGACTGTGAAATACTTACAGGAGCAACATCATACGAATCATTCTCAGCAATGTCAACAGCATTAAATTATACAACTTATGAGTAACGCATCACTAGAGCTAGGAGGCGATAATTGGGCAGCGAAAGACGGTAACCTGTTAGGCTACGCTGTAGGTGATTCTTCGGGGAAGTATGTCCCTAGAGAGTTTACTTTTACTCGTGGTAGTAACCTTGCTGCAACGAGGGTTGCTGCTAATGGGTTGATAGAGAAAGGAAGGGAGAATTTACTGCTACAATCTAATAATTTTGGAACGACTTGGACAAGAAGTAATGTAGGCGTTACAAGTGGACAAAGTGGTTATGATGACTCAAGTGATGCTTGGCTTTTAGATATTAGCGGTGGAGCGAGTAGCCAAAGGATTGAACAATCAATGAGTTTTGGAGGTATTCAAACTTTTAGTGTTTATGCTAAAGCGGGTACATTGAATTGGATTCGTATGAGAGGTTCTTCAAACACTTATTTTGATTTAGCAAATGGCGTTATTGGAGCGGATGGACATATAGATTCCAAAATAGAAAGTATTGGTAATGGTTGGTATCGTTGTTCAGTAGTTACTGAAACATCTACACTTGCAAGGATATATTTAGCTACTGACAATGGAAATGTTACTCAATCAAGCGGTAACATCTACATCCAAGACGCTCAATTAGAGCAAGGTCTTGTTGCAACCGACTACATCGAAACAGGTGCAACTACTGTACAAGCGGGATTGTTAGAAGACGAACCAAGAATAGACTATACAGGTGGTACAGGAAGTTTGTTGTTAGAGCCGAGTAGGACTAATGTTTGGGAATATAGTGAGTATTTGGATTATTCTTTTGATTCAGTTTCGAGTGTAACAACAACTCAAAACACTACGGAAACATTAAGCCCTGAAGGTCTATATAATGCGACAAAATTAGAAGGCGTTGGTTCTTGGAGTTTAAGAGATTTTATTGGAGGAACAGGTACAGGAACTTGGACAATATCTTGTTATGTTAAGGCGGTAAACGCAAGTTCAAATAATACTTTTAGACTTTCCGTAGGCGGTAACAATTATTCAAGCAATTTAACTGCAACAAGCGAGTGGCAAAGGTTTGAATTTACTTTTACTAATGGTAGTCAAAGTGCGTGTGGTATTTTGCGTGATTCTTCTGCAAATGATGCGGATTTGTATATATACGGAGTGCAAGTAGAAGAAGGCTCATACCCAACATCGTACATACCGAATCATTCGGGTGGAAGTGTAACGAGGGCTGCGGATGATTGCGATGGAGCGGTAAACGCTTCAAACTTCAATGATACCGAAGGGGTGTTGTATATTGAATTATCTTATTTGCAAGATGGGAGATTAGCAATTAAAAATTCGGATAGTAGCGACCAAGTAGTCATTGGAGTATCAAGTGGCAATATCTTTTATAGAGCAAGAGAAAACAACACTAATATCATTACGGAGTTTACGGGAGTTTCGGGGATTTCAAATAGAAAAATTGCTTTAAGATATAGAAGTGGAGATACATCTATTTTTATAGATGGTGTTGAATATAATGTCAACACATCAAATTACACTTTGTCTAGTTTAAATCAATTTTTGTTTTTTTCCGAAGGTAACACAACATACGGCAATGTCAAACAAGTGCTTTATTTCCCTACTGCCCTATCCGATGCCCAGTGTTCCGCACTTACAGTAGAAGGATTAAAAGAAGAAATCTTAACTAGCTACATTGCAGCAGTAGACACTTTAGAAGATGGTGCTGAAGCAAGACTAGACACATATTTACAAAACTTAGAAGAGCTTATCGTATGAGTAGTGCATTAGCAGCAGCATCGTTAATATTAAAACCCGAAGGGTATAGTGAAGGTACATTAGAAAGCCTAAAGCCTATAGACCGTTCTGGTGACTTTACTTTTACAAGAGGTAGTAATCTATCAGCTACTAGAGTTAATAGCGCAGGACTCATTGAAAAGGGTAGAGAGAATCTTTTGTTGTATTCTAATAGTTTTAATAATTGGATAAATTCTAATACAATAGAAACAAGCGGACAAAGTGGCTACGATGGTAGTTCGGATGCTTGGCTTTTAGAAAAAAGTGCTGCAAGTGCTTTTATTTATAGAAGCTTTTCGGGAAGCGGTGTATATAGTTTAAGCGTTTACGCTAAAGCGGACACTTTAAATTCTATTTTCCTTTTGGTTTTAGCGAGTGGAGGTAATGGAAATGCTTATTTTAATTTATCTACGGGTGTTGTTGATGCGTTTGGAAACAATGCTTTTGACGCACAAATTGAAGATGTTGGAGGCGGTTGGTATAGATGTTCTTTAATCGGTTCTTACACATCTATAAGTCAAGTCCGTATTTATCCCGCAAATAATGAAGCATTAGGGGACACAAGCGGTAGCATCTACATCCAAGATGCTCAACTTGAAGTAGGGATGGTAGCCACCGATTACATCGAGACTGGTGCTTCAACAGTTAAAGCAGGTATCTTAGAAAACACACCAAGACTAGATTATAGTGGTGGTGCTACAGAACCGAGTCTGTTACTTGAACCGAGTAGAACTAATTTAGTAACGCAGTCGGAATACTTTGGAGATACTACTTGGGCGAATACTTACACACTAACACCAAATTATACAATTTCGCCTGATGGATACAAAAATGCATATAGAGTTCAAGTAGGCACTATTAACGGAAATTTAAGACAACAAATTTCAGTTAATTCAAGCACTAATTATGTGTTTTCTTTTTATGCAAAAAGAGGAAGTGCAACGGAAATGAAATATCGTGTTTTTGATTTTACAAATAGTGGAGACATTGTAACAAAAACATCTTACTATTCTCAAACATCTTCATCCAATTGGGTTAGAATTGAAGTGCCTTTTACTACTGCGGCAACTACAGCTTCAGTTGGTGTTTACATAGATTCCGATGGTCAAGGAAACGGGGATTTTTATGTTTTTGGCGCACAACTTGAAGAAGACTCTTACCCAACAAGCTACATCCCTACTTACGGTTCAAGTGAAACGAGGTCTGCGGAAATTTTAGATAGAGGTGCAGATTTTGCTTACACAGGTGCTTACACTTTGTTTATGGAGTTTGAGTTAACAAAAGATGCAGTTTATTTCTTGACTAATACTTCTTTAGCATATAGATTATTTTTTGAAAAAGATGATGCTTATTTTAAATTAGGTTCTTCAATAGTTGTTTTTCAAAATATGTTTGATTGGGAAGCAAATCTTGGAACTAATATTAAAATGGCTTTTACTAAAAGTGGCACAACCGCAAGTATGTTTGTCAACGGCACAAAGTACACTCCAAGCACTAATACACTATCAACAGGCAATGAGGTTTTAAATTGGAGGTACTTAAATTATACTACTACTGCTGATAGACAAGAACAAGCGTATATTAAACAATTGTTAGAGTTTGAACAAGCCCTATCCGATGCTGAATTAGCAACATTAACAACACTATAAAATGAAAATAATAAGAAAGTACGAATTCGTAGATGAAGCAGCAGCTAATACTGCTATCGACCTTTTAAGAGATGAGGAAGGTAACCTCACACAATCAGTAGTAAAGCTTGGCTTTATCGTTAAAACAGCAGGTGAATACGATGAGGAAGGTAATGAAGTTACCGCCCCTGTATTGTCTGAAAAGTATGCAGTAGATGTATGTTGGGATGGTGAGCCAGTTGATGGATGGGAAGAGCATATTGTGTTCCCTACACCATTAGGCGTACACAGCTTTGGTAGTTCAAGTCAGCGAGACGAGTATGCTGCTAAGTATTGTGAGCTGTTTCCAGACAGCGAATACTGCAATCCACCAGAGCCAGAGGACATTTAATGATTCATTACCTTTGTAAAAACACATAGCAATGGCATCAATAAATTTAGACGTAGCACAACGGTTAGACATTACATGTAGAAAAAGAGATACATTTAAGCTCACTATAAACTTTGCAGATTCAAGTGGAACTGCTATTGATTTATCGGGATATAATTTCAAAATGGATGTTAGGGATGCTACCAATAGCACTGATATTATTGCTGACACACTAATAGTTCCTACAACAAATGCTGGGGGAGTTTTAGGTAAATTAGAATTAGACATTACAGATTCTAACATGAATGTAACAGCAGGCACGTACATATATGATTTGCAAGCAACATTAAGCGGAACTGTTACCACATGGATGTATGGGATATTTACAATAAATGATGACGTTACTTTTTAATATTAAAACATATTTATTGTGCCTGTAAACAATCAAGACGGAATATCTATAGTGGTTAATGAAGAAACTCCTACTGTAAGTATATCGCTTCAACAATCAAGCTCTTTAAACGTACAGAATAAACAAAAAATGTCTGTGTCTGTAATAAACCCTAATGAGTATATATACCAAGAAGGTGCTGAAGCTGTTAACTGGGGCAGTATTTTAGGAACTTTAACCAACCAAACAGATTTAGTAAACTACATAAGTACTCAAGTTTCTAAGCTTATTGAATCAAAAACCAGAACAGAAAGACTAGAAATGCAAAACCTAACTGTTCCTACTTTTGTTTATCAAACAGATGGAGGGGAAGAACAAGAAGGTCTTTATGTTTATAAGTCAACAGGCTGGGTAAAAATATAAATACTTGATAATCAGAAGGTTGCATTTACGTGCAGCCTTTTTTTATATCTTTGTCTAATGAAAGCGAAGAAGAAAGATTCACGTTTAGAAAGAGCTGGGGTATCTGGTTACAACAAACCCAAGCGTACCCCTAATCACCCTAAGAAGTCTCACATCGTTGTCGCTAAGGTTGGTAATATTATCAAAACTATTCGCTTTGGTGAACAAGGAGCAAGTACAGCTGGAAAACCTAAAGCTGGAGAGTCTTCTAAAATGAAAAAGAAACGTGCTTCTTTTAAAGCACGTCATCGTAGAAACATTGCCAAAGGTAAGCTGTCTGCTGCGTGGTGGGCGAATCGTGTCAAATGGATTTTAATACTACCGTTATGGCTTGCGCTTTAGAGTTGCCAAAAGAAGTATACAAAGGTGAGGACGGACGCTGGTATAAACCGTGTCCTAGCTGTGGTGATGAACAATCATACCTAAGACGCAACTATGCTATAATGTCTTACAATGAAGGTAAAGAATGTAAGAAGTGTTCTAACAAGAAGCCAGAAAGCAACGCTCACAAAGGATGGATTAAAGATGTTCTTCGTACTTCTTTCGCTTACAAATATCAAGCACAAGCAGACATAAGAGGATTAAACTGGGAAGTTACTTTTGAATACTTAGCAGAATTGTTGATTGAGCAGGATTTTAAATGTGCTTTGACAGGATGGGATATTGATGCAATGGAACTAAATCAAAACACAGCATCATTAGACAGAGTAGATTCATCCAAAGGATACATTGAAGGAAATGTTCAATGGGTTCATAAGATGGTTAATATGAGCAAACAGCAGTATACCCAAGAAGAGTTTATTGAGATGTGTACAGCTGTGGCAAACAAAGTAAAGTGGTAATGAACGAATCAGATTTCAGACTAATTCTACTAAACGCAACAGCCTTTACAATATCTATGGCACACGTTGAGATGGCTCTCAAGCTAATGCTTCTAATCGTATCTATCGGATACACTTTACAACGCTGGTATCTTCTTCGGAAAGACAAGGCTAAAAAATGAAACTCTCGTTACTATCTAAGATATCTTTAGCAATAGCCATTGCTATTATGGTATCTTTTTTTTCTTATCAAAGCGCACTGCTTATAGAGTATGCTGAACTTAGCAGGGAATCTGTTTGGTACGGGTGGATAGCTATTGTTTCTTTTATGCCTTTCTTTTTCTTTGTTGTTGTAGAGTTTATCAGAAAAGTTAGATATAAGTTTCAGTCTATAGATGATACACTTTCAGCAATAAATAAGTCTAACGCACTAGTAGAGTTTGATACTGACGGAACTATTCTTTCTTGCAATAATATATTTTGTGAGACTACAGGGTACTCTGAAAAAGAACTTATAGGAAAGCATCACAGAATGTTTATGCCTATTAATACAGACGAGGACAAATACAATACCTTTTGGTACAACCTAAGAAAAGGCAAGGTAAACAGCGGTGAATTCTTACGTATAAACAAAAAAGGTAAAGAGTTTTGGATATACGGAAACTACAACCCTATTAAAAATCCATACGGAGAAGTTTATCGTGTACTAAAGATTGCTACAGATATTACTGATAAAAAAATTATAGAGTTTGAAGTAAACAAAAAGAATGGGTATCTAGAACACGCTGCAAAGATTCTAAGACACGATATGCATTCTGGTATCAATACATATATCCCAAGAGGATTAAGCTCTTTAAAACGCAGATTAACACAACAAAACATAACAGACTTAAAAATATCAGCACCGCTTAAAATGATTCAAGAGGGGTTGATACACACACAGAAAGTATACAAGGGAGTCAAAGAGTTCACCAACCTTGTAAAGAATGATGCTCAACTAGAAAAGAACGTAGTAAACCTACGGGATATTTTGTTGAGTTACTTATCGTCAACGTCATACATTAAACAAGTAGAGGTAAAAGAATTAGTAGATTATAAAGTCAACGAGGCTTTGTTCTGTACTGCTGTAGACAACTTAATTAGAAACGGACTAAAATATAATGATAACTCTACAAAGAGGGTTTCTATTTATATGGAAAACGAAAGTATTTTAGCTGTGGAAGATAATGGTAGAGGGATAACCCAAGAAGAGTTTGATGAATACTCTAAAGCCTACACTAGAAATGAAGACCAAAGTGAAAACGGAAGCGGTCTTGGATTAAATATTTGTGTAGCTATCATTGAAGAACACGGGTTTAAAATAACAGCAGAAAAATTAGAACAAGGAACAAAAATAAGAATACAACTATGATTGACTCTATATTACTAGTAGATGACGAAGACCTATTTCACTTGGTATTTGAAGACGCTTGCAGTCTTCTTGATATGACACTAAGCTTACAGGCATTAAACTCTTCAGACGAAGCAGACCGCCTCTTTAAAAAGTGGTTTGAAGAAAGTCCAGCAACAGACAGACCAGAGTGTGTGTTTGTAGACCTCAACATTATTGGTTCAAGCTTTGACGGCATTGAGCTTATCAGAAAAATAAATACAGATTATGGAAACGGAGTGGTTATTGGCATTATTTCTAGCTCTGATGATAACCAAGAGATTGATAAAGCGAAAGCTGTAGGCGCACAGTTTTGGATTATTAAGTCTGACGAAATAGAGCCACGCCTAGAGGAGTTTGTAAAAGACTACGATGGCTACGTGGCTAGAACCGCTCCATTTAAAATCTATAAATGATAAATGGTAACGACACTATAAATGAAGCCTTACTCAAAGCAAAAGCTAAAAAGGTTTACTTAGAAGGAAACTTTGTAAAAATAATCAAAGGTTCTTTAGATAAAGATGTCGTTACATACATAGAGGAGTGCAAGACAAAGGACAGACTAGCCAGAAAGAAAAGGCTTGATGTCACCAAGCAGGTACAGGCTCAGAACAAAGAACTTGAGGAAGCAGCTACGGTAAACAAGGCTCTTGTTATAGAGCTTCAGAATGAGAAGGATGAAGCAGAGAAACTAAGAGACGAGGCTGTTGAGGATTTAGACCTCATGCAGAAGCGTACGCAGTTTGAATTGATAGGTCTTATTGTAAAGGTAGCTTTAGTTATTATTATAGGTGTAGGTGTTTTAACTACGCTTATGTATGTTACGGCTATGTTGGCTAATAAAGACACTACTATACTTGGAAACGCTTGGAGTAATCTGTTTGGTATATTGTTAACCAACAGCTTTAGTATTATAGGAACTATAATGGGAGTAAAGTATGCCACAGAAAAAAACTAGTTACGCAGACAGTATTAGAGCTTGGGCAGATGGCTACAAGGATAGCGTGGCAGTAGATTACGATGCATCTCAAATGCGTTACATTTATGTACACAAAGACCATAAGGATAGTTGGAAAGGTGGTGTTGAAGACAAAGAAGGCTTAGCTGCTACTGAATGGCAGTATTGGATAGTACCTACATTCTTTGCTATTATGATAGCTCTTATCATATTCGCAATGGTGCTGTACAGAGATAACAACAAGGCTTTAAACGAGAAAAGAAAAGACACTATACTTGGAATGATGCGTAAGAAATAGAAGCGGTATAATTCGTAACTTCGTAGCTCGTTTTTGTTTAACCTATAAATATTTTCCAATGAGCGACAGCTTTGCAAATTTCGTCAACGAATTAGAATCAACAGAACAACCAACCTGTGGGATTCATAATCCAGAAGACTGTGAAGCCTGTGGCAGCTAAATTATGAGTTCCGCTAAGAAATCAAATCCTGCATTATGGAAGCGCATTGTAGCAGCAGTAAAAGCTGGTACGAAAGGCGGACGTGCTGGTCAGTGGTCTGCTCGTAAGGCACAGCTGGCTGTAGCTAGATACAAGAAAGCAGGAGGTGGTTATAGAGGTGCTAAGAAGAAAAGCAACAAACTAAGTAAGTGGACGAAGCAAAAGTGGAGAACATCAGACGGAAAGAAGTATG